AATCCTGCACCTATTCCAGATAATCAAACAAATATCATTGCAACTGTGTTTGGTGGCGAGTCTGATTATAATACGAGTGCCTATGATCCTGAAAAGGTCTTGAATGATACTGATCTTTATATTGCGTTACCAGATAGATTTAATGAAGAACGACCATTGGTCCGTGTCTATAATCAGGTGAATGGTTTATACGCAGAAGCAGAGATTTGGGATGTTGGCCCATGGAATACAGATGATCCATACTGGGACAAAGGAACAAGGCCGCAAGCGGAAACCGGCACTGACATGACCGGTCGTAAAACCAATAAGGCTGGAATTGATCTTTCACCTGCCCTTGCTAAACTATTAGGAATAGATGGTATGGGTACAGTTGATTGGGACTTTGTATGAATGTGGGCAATAGTTTTTCGGTTGATCCTTTTACATGGACCTGGAGGACAAATGATAGATTTAAATCCAGATGATATTGTTACATTAAGAGTACCTCGTAGTGATGAAGGACACATGCGAGACGGAGTAAAATGCATTGTGACTACAATAGATGGAAAATTCAGTGCAGTTATTGAAACTTGTGCTGAAGTGCGTGAGATGGCAAAAGAGCCAAATAAGAATGGAAAACCGCAATAAGCCACAAATGGCCCATATTCACATAATTCCGTGCCCCACAAATGGCCGCTGGTGCGTTTTGAGGGCAAGGTTGTAGTACCTATACCAGCGCCGCAAACGCTTACCGGCGGCCCGCTAATGGCATTTAAAACGTATACCTAAATATACCAATAAAAACAATAGGTTAGCAACAGAGGAATAGGTCATGGAACATGAAAAAGCAAATGCAAGATTCGTAGTTGATGCGCAAGTCATTCGAGGTGGTAACATGCACGAGAAAGCAGAAGCAAAGGGAAAGTATATTTTCGAATGCCATGGCCCTGATGGTAAATTGAAATGGTGTGATGAAATAGAGAATGTCGTTTGCATCGTTGGCAAGAATCTTGCACTCGATACACTCTTTGCCGGTTCGGCCTATACCGTGGTTGGCCCATTCATGGGTTTGATTTCGTCAGTAGGCTTTGGCTCTGGTCCAATGGATACTGATACAATGGTATCTCATGCAGGTTGGACTGAAGCTGGTGGTGCCAATGCTCCTACCTATACCGCACCGCGTCATACTTGTGTGTGGTCTGTAGCAGCAAGTGGATCAAAAACACTATCCGCTGCTTTGACGTTTGCGATAACTGGGACAGGAACAATCAAAGGCAGCTTTATTGTTCTTGGCACAGGTGCAGTGAGCACGATTGATGACACTAACGGAACACTATGGTCGGCTGGATTATTTACCGGTGGAGATAAAGTAGTCAGTAATGGTGACACAGTTAATGTATCTTACACTGCGTCAATGTAATGACTGATTATAGTGACTCTGTTATTGAATATGTAAACTCAATAAGTGAGTTAAATGCTCTAGCCAACTATGGCGTTAGTGTGGCAGAGTCTGTGCCTGGAACTGATACTTCTAGTGGATTGAATATTTCTAGTGATGATATTACTGAATCTATAACTACTACAGATACGTCGAATGGATTTGCCACAACTTACGTCTTCGAATCTATGTCTGAAACAGAGGAATTTGGTGCGATCTATATTTTCAATCCTAAAATTACTGATTATTTATCTCCTGTAGATCTACCAAGAGTTATATCATATGTCTCAAACAATTCTTTAATTGAATCTGTTTCTGGAATAGATTCATCGGATGCATTTGTTATATCCTATGTTGTCGAGTCTATTACAGAATCTGTTTCTGGAACAGATACATTGGATGCACTAATAAGTGAAACTGTTGCTGAATCAATATCAGGAACGGATGTAACAGATGCATCAGTCTACAGTAATATTGTAGAAACTGTAAGTGCTATCGATGTAATTAGTGTGAATGTGATAACTGTAAATGTGACGTTACCAAACCCAACAATTATTCTTTCACCCAGTCCTAATCAAGTTCATCAGTATGATAGAGCCAAACTTCGTCTATTAAAGTATACTTATAGACAATCACCATTCGCTTGATATAGGTTAGTTGGTCCTAGTGATGGGGAAGAAATCCACGAACCGCCCCATGCTCATCCCACCCGGCATAACTTCGAACTTATTCAGTCGCGCTTGCCCTTTTTCCCTGATAATCTTTGCCTCACAATCGTACTTCTCGCCTGTCTTAAATTCTATCCGTGCAACAACTACTTCAACTCTATCTGGATGGAGGGCAGGTCTTAGTGTAACTCCTTCTATATATTCTGGAACGAACGCACGCCACGCTTCAGCCGTGTAGATGACAAGATCAGGCATCGATTCTCTGACCAATTGTTTGATGCCTTCAGACATCATATCTTTATGGGCGTCGCTGTGGAATTCAGCCATGGCAATTGTACGCTGGTTATCTTTTATAAAGACAACCATAGGATGAACGACCTTTTGTGTATCGAACACTTGCGCTATGAGTTTTAGTTCCAGGTCGACTGCTTCACGCGTGTTCATCTTGTTTATCCTGTTCATTTTGTTCTTCTTGTTCTTCTTGTTCTTCTTGCTTATCCTCTGGATTAAACCATCCTCGCTTTTTCCAAAGATTATATAGAAGGCAGGCACCCTGAGGGGATATATTAAGCTTAGGTCCTATCGCTCGCCAGTTTAGATTTTCTTCGTCCCTTAAACGTGCAATTTCCAGCAGCTTATCAGGTTCTCTAGGTGCGCCGTGTGGGTATCTACTCACACGGCTTTTTCTTTTGGTGGGAGGAAGTTCAATTATATCAGCCATTGTTTGAATGCATCTCCTTGTAGGGTTGATGCCATGTTAATCTTCTTTCGAAGTACCTGGACCAACCGTTCATCGAGAGTGCCCCTAGCGCGTAGATCAATGTAAGTCACGTATTTGGTTTGACCAATACGGTGCGCTCTATCCTCGGACTGTTGCCTGTCCTCATTATCAAAAGAGTTCGCGTAATAAATAACGAGATTACAGGCAGTCCAAGTATTCCCGAACTTGCCTACACTCTGATTGCTCACAATAAACCTACACTTATCATCGTTCTGTATTCTATTCCTGGCTATAAGCCTTTCCTCTAACCTTGTTTCTCCCCAATAGCAGACTGTGCTATCTTCGCCAAACTCCTCCAACAATCGCTTTGCGATTTTACGAAGAGCCTGTGGGTAAGGTGCCCATATTATAGCTTTACTTGCGGTTCCACGCAATATTTCCACTACAGCTTCTGTACGATTTTCAGGGATATCAAACAACGTGCCATCTTCTTGACGGACATGTCCACACAGAATATGTTGCATTTTTCCTAGCTGATCAAGTTTCATAGTTGCTGTCGCGTAAGTATTGTCCGCGAGTTTTGTCATCGCAATGTCCCGCATTTCCAGATAACTGTGTTCTTGCTCTTCGGTCAAATCGACATCCCAGAACTGATAGATCTTAGGTAATAGATCAAGTACTTCGTCTTTGGTCACACGGTAGCTTCGTGTCATTATTTTTTGGTTGAGTTCACTGATATTACGAAACTCAACAACAACGTGTGCTTTCTTAAATGGTTTATTATTTTCTTGATCTCTAATGCGGATGTGCGTAGGTCTAAAATCTACTTCCTGAACTATAGCATAACGGTTCCTAAAACCGTAGAAACTACGCTGCCCGATGATACGCCAATCCAAATAGAGGTACTGGCTGTATAGATCCAGAGGACTTTCCGGTGCGACCAATCCCGATAATATACGTCTTGCCATAAATCGACGGGCCAAACTGTCAAGGATAAATTTGGTCCTAGAGGCTGATTCATGAGCAATGGTTGTTGATTCATCGACGACTCCTATAACCCTGCGGTTGGCGACAAACTGAAGTAGATACTTACGTGCAAGACCTGGACGATTTAGTGCCTCTATATTCATAGCAAGGAACCGTGGTCCCTCACAATTTAGCAACCATTTTAAAGCTTCTTTTTGTTCCTTATTTCCTCCACTAACCCATGGTACAGCCCTGATAAAATCCCTCTTTTCTTGAGGCACCCATTTGTCGAGTTCCCCCGGTTCCTCTTTGGTACCGATCCAGTTCATATAACAGCCCTTGGGAGCCAGCACCACAAGATCATCAACCAACCCTTTCTCTACCCGGCTCAGCCAATCTTCAATAACCGGTCGTGACTTGCCGGTTCCCTGCTCCATTATGAGTGCGTATTCGTTGAATTGACCTAATAGATCAAGGGCGGTTTGTTGATGCTGGTACCGTGGCAGCATTGAAATTATCCTTATAAAAACGGCGGGAGGAAGGGGGCTATCTATCCTCCCGCCGCCCTCAGTACCCGGCTATTGATGCTGGTATAACCGGGAACGAGCTCTATGCGCGTTTCTTTCTGACTGGCCGGTTTGCAGCCAGCTTTTCTTTTTCGCGCTTGTTCCATTGCTTGGCAAATACTACCTCTTCCTCGACGTTTAGCTTGCGCGCTTTGACCCATTTGCGTTCATAGCCGAGGCTGGTGACAATGCCCATCACGGTCGAATTCATGGGTCTCTTAGTAGCCCCATGGAACATATTCTTGACCGTGGATGGGTGGAGGTTGGCGAGCGTGGCAACAATACTGAGTTTTTTGGAAAGCCCTTCATCATTAACAAGGGTACGGAGCTCGTCAATCACCGGGTCCTTATCGACAAACCGGTATGTTCGCAATAGTGCCATTATTCATCCCCCACTGTATCAAGCTTCTTTAAACCACTATTCAAAATGCGGAAGCCTTGGGCTGATTGTGCCACCAGCTTTTCTTTCTTCAACTGCCACATCAACCCGTTGTAGGTGCTGGCTCTATAGCCAGCACCAACCAGAGCAGCCCTGAGCTCCTTGGCTACGGCTCGCTTATGCGCGGCCAGATAAAATAGAACGACAGCCTTGCTGCCCATCCGCCCATTCGGTGACTTCCTCTCACCGGCTATAGGGTGCGGCGCGGGAAGGGCGAGTAGCTGCTGAGCCGGTGGGAGAGCAACAGCTTCTTGCTCTTGCCGCTTGGTTCCGGTGGCGTGGATATCGACTGCAAGGTTCTTTTCGACCACATAGGTCAATAGGTCCTTTGCGTCTATCTTAAATGCAAAGGTAAATGATTTAATCGGCATTGGTATCCTTTCATATTTTGGTGCCGTAAAGCATTTTACCATGCCAAAACCGTGAATGCAATATGCTTTAAAAAGATATCTCTAAAGTTAGAATCTTTGCAATCTGATCCCAATTCCAATTGCTCGGGCCACCATTCCAAGACATAGCACCAACGTTCTTTAATCCACCATTTTCTAATGCAATTGCTTGATCACCGCGGATGAGCCAAAGTTCATCTACTCCATTATATTTTTGAGCGACAGGAATACGACGCACAGCTATCCAGGCGTTGCCTCCATACCGGCAACGCCTTTCCAGCCATGCAGGTTGAAATTCTTGAAATTGTACAGAGAATCTAGTAGTTCGTTTGAATTCTATCCAACCCTGAATACCGGTTTGCGAGCAAAATTCAGAGTCTGGAACCCCGGAAGAAGTTCCGGCTGTTTCGATACTAGTCCACTGCCATTGCCGGAGGTTATGACGAAATAATGGTCGAAGACCACCGTCTTTCATGATAGAATAGAGTCAATGGTGTATTGTAAATCTTGATCAAGTCTAGGTTGATTGCGTAACCATATCAAATAATCTCTTGGAATTTGTTCAAACGGTGTTCCCTTGTGTTTGCCGAAATCAATAGTCGTAAGCCGTGTCGGGGAGTTTATAAGCTGATAAAGCTCAGCCGGAGTACGATTTTCTAGCAGTTTTAATAGAATGCCGGTGGTCGTAGCAACATCATATAGAGCCTGATGAGGAGCTCTAGCTTTGACGGTAGTAGCAATTGACAAATCTGGGTTGATACCGAGCCAATATCGAAGAACTTGATTAGAATGTCCAGGGGCATTGGGCCATAGCTTCTTCGCGGCGCGATAGGTGCAAATCCACTGATTGATAATTTCAGGCAAAAATTTAGAATCAAATTCGGAGTTATGTGCTACGATAAATGTGTCTGGCTCTATGATATCAAGTAGCTTTTTAACAGCATCATCTCTAGGTATTGCACGACCGGGTTTAAGACAATCGGCTCTAATGTGATGAGAAGCTTGTGCCTTTGGACTAATAGGACCGTCATATTGAACATACGTTTCGTATGCAGATGTCGGCTGCCACTCTTCTCCCTTGTGCTCAAGCACCATCCATGCGAGCTCAAGGATCGCAGCCCCTTGACTTGGTTCTAGATCTGAAGTTTCTGTATCTAGGACAATGAGTTTCATGATCACAAACCAAAAAGAACCCCGCTAGAAATCTAACGGGGTTCGATTGATGTTTATGCTGCGGGTTGTCCGGAGGCTTGCTTTTCAGTCTTCTCAGCCTTGGCCTTTGGTTCCGGCTTGGGAGGCGGAGGCGGTACATCGATAGTCGTTGGGCCGATGTTGATCAGCTTACGATTGGGATCCGTGTCCCACCGCAAAGTGTGATACGCTTGGCCGACTGTGCGATTCCATGGTTCACTGGTCATGAGATCAACATACTGCTTGACCGTCATGCCAGTAAAGATTTGATCGAACCGCTCACCTGACTTGCCAGTCTTGGCCTTGGGCCGCAACAGAGTGATGACATGGTTCTCATCGGGTCTCGCCAAACGAGGACGTGAAACGCCGGTCTTGGCCTTTGCAGCCCTTTTCTTCTTCGGCTTTTCCCCTTCAGCACCCGCACCATCAGTCTGAGCAGAGGGTGCAGCTTGAGCAGGTGTGGCTTGAGCCGGAGC